TGAAATTGCAATTGTAACTTTATTGCATTGAAGTTGCACAGCGTAATCTGCTGAAATGATATGACTACTATCAGAAATAGTTGTTTGAATATTTGCGTGTTGTGGAATTGATGGTTCAAAGAATCTATAGAAATGCTCATATCTTGCTTTTTCTTCTTCATCAACATATGTTCTACCCAAATCAGCAAATGTAATGTCATTCATAATTTCTTGAATAGAGTTATCATTGCCATAAAGATACCCAAAAATAGTTAGAGGTTGTATTGACGCTTCTGAATATCTTTCTTGCACATCTGTCAAAGACAGGTGTTGATTGTAAATACCAAATTCATCAATAATAAAACTTCTTATAGCAGATGGAGCAACTTCACCTGTTCCAGCAGTATAAGATGACCCTCTACCCCCGATAGTAATATTTGTATTAGCCCAAGAAATAGGAGTTCCAGTCAAAGTAGTATTTGCCATCAATGCACCATTCACATAGTAATAAAGTTTTGAACTATCAAAAGTTACAACAATGTGAGAAAACTCAGTGGTTGATAATGCAGTATTTGAAGAAACTGTTTCAGTAATTACTGAAGCGTTAGATAAAGTTCTTATCTTAAAACCATTCGCAGATGAGTTATTGAAAAACTCAAATCCAGTTGTCGGAGTAGAATTTGCCCAATTGCTAATATATTCGCCATCGCTAGAAAAGGTCCCATTATGAAATTTAATAAAAAACTCTATTGCCCATTTTCCGGTATAAAGCGGAGATGATGAGTTTGTTAAATTTATTGAACTATGTAGAGCAGTTCTTATGTATGCATTAGATTCTAATAATACGGATTTATTATTAGGGTCAGAAACCATTCCAGATGCCTGACTTAATTTTGGAGAATTAATATATACACCAGAACTTCTATGATTTACAGCATCATTATTTGTTATGACACCAGAAGGGTTGCGACAACCAATTGAATCAATAGCCGCGATTGTGCAGCACTCCGATGCTGGGATTAAAGTATCAGCACCACCGTTTACTGACTTATACAAATGAATTTTAAAACTTGGGGTCCCGGCTGTATTATTCCAGTTGTGGAAGAATTCAATGCGAATTTTTCTAGGAACGCCAGCAATAAGATTAAGCGTAGTTGATTCATGGCGGGTAAAAGAAGAACTAGTTTTCCATTGGTTTAAAATCAAATAATCATCAAGATAAACTCTTACACCACCGCTTCTTACATATACAACAATTGTCTGAGCGCCGTTTTCTTTAGGAATATAGAACCCATCAAAAACACCATTGAAATAATCTATATACAAAGTTGAATTTAAGCCGGTAAATGAATAATCATTTAATTCAACAGCGCTAGTCGCATTAGCTGAAATATCTTTTGATAAAGCGATATATGAAGGAGAGACAAAAGCCAACTCCCCTAAGGCCTTATCTAGCTCAGTTAGCTCTCTATCAATAGCATCGGCTTTGATATCTTTTACAGAAATATCTTTTTGGTTTTCTGGCATCCCCCAGAATCTGGCTCGTAAGCCAGAAGATGACACAATATCGTTTCCACTACGATCTACAGTGTCTTCATTAAATGAATACATTGCAATAGCACCACGAGATATTGCTCCTTTTTTATAGGTATTTAATTTTTTAATATTCTTTTTAGGAAAATTAGCTCGCATTAATAAATTTTCTACGGCTTCGCCAACAGTAATGTTTTGAATAAAAAATCCATAACTAACAGTTCTCTCAGCAAGATATTTAGACCAGTCCTGTAAGCTGGCAGAAACAGTCATGTCCCCAGATTTAGAATTCCATTCATCAATATAGAAAGTACCATTTTTTACATATTCATAAATATCAAACTTAACAGTAGCATTTGTAGAATGAGCTTTTGCAACAGAACCACCGTAACCTCTGGAAACAATGTTTAATGTTGAAAGACCAGACACACCAGAACACAAAACATACTCTTCATTTTGAGTATTCTCATCAATAGTTACTACAAAGTAATTTCCGGCCCCGCCAGAAGAGAATATGCTGACATCATTTACAGTAGCCGTTGTAGTCGTTGTATTCATATTGGCTTTTAAGAAAGTTTGAAGATAAGGACTGTCAATATAATCAGTTGAAGGTTTCTTAATTCTCCAACCTGTATATATTTCAACTTTTAAGTCTTTTTTCATATATTTGCCAAAATCAGAAGTTGAATCAAATATATTAAATTTTTTATTTGTATTATCAAAACTAATATCAGCAGATGCTATTTCTGACCCGCCAATGGGTAGACTTGTGGAGTGAACATCTCTTGCTCTAGCAATTGAGTAATCCAATACATAATCACTCATATCAAGCTGATACAAGGGAACGATTTCTTGAATCCTTGCGTAATCATTTGGGTTCTTAGTGCTATGAACAGTAACTTTAATTTTAGTTATATTCTGAGTAGATAAAGCCGCTGATATAAAATGATCTTGGTAATGTGAATCATCAGCTATTTTGCCAGTTTCTGAAAGTACAAGAGTATTACCATTGTAAGCCTGAAGCGTATAATCTGAAATTTGACCATAAAATTCAGATGTTACAATTCTTACTTTATTGACTTTTCTTTCATCAAAAACAGCTTGGATATATGGGTCTGTAGAAAATGTGTAACCTGAATACACAATAGATGTACTTGAAGTGCTTGCAGTATTTGACCACCAGCCAAATTCCAAAGAACTTCCAATATGAGTATTTGATAAATCTCCGGTTGTTAAAGAAGGCATAGCATAATAGCTTCCGTCTGCTCTTATAACATCGCCATCTTCATTCTTAGCCCCAGCAACACCCCAAGTAAATGATTGACGCTCTATACCATTAAAAGCCTCTGAGGGGCCAAAATAGAACCCGCGATTAGGGTATGATGTGTTAGAATAAGCATCGTTAGTGGTTACTACTAAATTACTTAAATGCCGACTATCAAGCCAATTTACAATAATTTTTGGCTTAACTTTCTGACCCTTGGCAACAATAGCCGTATTGAAATCAGATGAAATAGTTTTCCCATAGTAATCTGTTGTTAACATTAAGCTTCCTCTAATACTATATTACACGAAAAATAATATGATTCGCTTGATAAATCTCTTCTAATTAAAGTTTCACTATAACTTGTAATAAAAACATCAATATCATCTTCGGTATATGGCGTAATACCATTGATATCTTGATTAATTATTGTAAGAGTATGCACGTCTGAATCTTGAGCAATTTTCTTTAAAAAGTTCCTAGATTCTCTCAAATCAACTGTAAAATTTGATTCATTAGGTATGAACGACCAATCAATACTGAATGTTCTTTTTGCACCTTTTAATGCACTTGTGTTCTTATAATATCTGGATATATTTCCCTGCCAGTTCTCATTTTCAATAAACTTAGGTGCGGCACTAATGGCAAAACTTCTAGTTTGATTAGTTAGAGCTTTATTATCAAGCAATAATAGGTTTCTAATAATACTGCTATCAGAAATAATATTAGCACTAAATCTAATAGGTTTAGCTATTATATTTGTATTATTAAGAACATTAATTCTAATTGTAGCAAGGAATATTTTTCCTGCTGTTGTGAGAGTTACAGTTGATGATAGAGCTGCACTTAAGTACGCAATTTTCCCAATTACACTTACAACATTTGATTGAGATGAAATATTTGATGTTGCATATGCTTGTTTTAGTATTGAAGTATTAGAAACTGTTACATCACCACTAACATTTGAATTAGAAATTGCAATCTTTGTAATATTTACGGTTGTATCAGAAGCCGCAGCCCCAGTTGATTCATCAATTTCTGCGAATGCAATTTTTTGCATTCCTACAGTCATAGTAACATCACTGGAAATACTTACTGAACCATCTTGTCTTTCAAAGACCGCCAATAATGTAACATCCATCAAACCAGAAATATTAGAAGATGCGTAAGCTATTTTAACAACATTTGTGGATAGATCAACCGAGCTATCGGTTATAGCTGATACGCTATAAGCTATTTTTTGTGAAACAAACGATGTTACAACATCACCACTCAAAGTGGTGCTTGCATAAGCTATCTTTTCAAGATCTGAAGACAGAATGGTTGAGCTGGTAATATTGCTTGCTGCGTATGCCAATTTTGTTATTGCTATAGAAACATCAGATGAGATTTCAATATTGGACAAAGCGTCTTGTCTTTCAAAGACCGCAACAAGTGTTGTATCAAGAGCCCCAGAAATATTGATTTGAGCAAATGCTATTTTAATTATAGAAATACTAATATTGCTATTTGCTTGTATTGAAGCATCAACAAGAACCGAATCATCGGCTTTGTAAAAATCTATACCAGAACTAAAAGGTTCAGAAAAGCTAAAATAACTTTCCATTTAAGCCTCTTTGAAACTTATAGTTACATCATAATAAGAACACTGAGAAGCTAAATCTCTTCTTACTAGAGTTTCGCTATAAGACTCCACATATACTGTGGTTGTATAAAATTCTTCTTCTGGATTTAATTTAATTGATAAAGAAACACTAGCTGGGGTCATGGCAATAGAATATAAATAATCACGCCCCCTTCTGCCATCTACAGTATGGGTTTGTAAAGATGGTAAATATGTAAAATTGAAGTTATATAAATTTTTATTATTTTTAATATATCTTTTTTTATCGCCGTTTATTAATTCAATATCGTTAGCACTAATCGCTGTGCCGCCATCAAATTTTCTGTTATGCTCTGTAATCTCAAACCCATTTAATTTTACAAGATGAGTTATTGTAGTTTGTTGATTCTGAATACTCATTGATTCAACCCGTTATATGTGGTAAATGATCTTGTTTCATTTCCAGCATTCTTCTGAACTCTTGGAAGAATGTTCACATTATAACTCTTCATCATTCCTTTAAACCATTCTTCTTCCCCGATAAATGTGTCAACATTAATATTTACTGTTGAAACAGTTGTAGTTTGACCAGAACCTGAATACGAAGGAGATGCTGAAGGTGCAGTAAATCTTGCATTATTAATATTTTTAATTGCACTAATACCACCATTAAATATTAATGGCACTGAGGAGGAGCGAACTTTAGGAACCATACCTCCTTTTTTGAAACTAGGCATAGTATTATTATTCATTCTCTCCAAAGCCTTTAGCCCTATATTTCTAACTGCTTTAGCATTTAGAACATACTCACCGCCATGCAGAATGGCAGGAACTGCTTGTTCTGTTGGGGCAGGAATATATCCACCAGTTTTCATACGAGTCCTACCTGCAAACTCTGTCATTGTTTCACTTCGGCGTTGCATATTTCTTTCTTGCAATAAAGTATTTGCATTTATAACTGGTGTAATAACTCTTTGCAATGCCAAGTTTGTTAAATACGAATCTACTGTTTTATTACCCATTGGGTTTGTTAAGTTTTTAACATTACCAGTAAAACCAGCCCCACCTCCGCCACCACCAGAGGCAGCATCATTTGCAGCATCAATGGCTGCTTTAAGCTCTATCCATTTCTTAATTGCTGGATCAAGATTTGCAACCATTTTGTCCATCAACTCTTTATTCAATTCAAGAGTATTTTCAAAATCTCGTATAATTGCTAAATTACCTTCCTTAATCGCCTTTTGGAATACAGCAGTTGGGTCTGCCTCATCAAAAGCTTTTTTAAATGGTTTCAAGAAAGCTTCTTGAACATCTAATAAAATTGCATCTTTTGCCGTTATGAAATTACCATGCAAATCTGTTGTGATTGCACCAAATGCTTCTACTACAGCTGGCCCACCTTCGCCCATCTTGTCGCCAATTGATGTGAGCATGCCAAGTGTAACTCCAATGATGGTGTTCTCATCAGCATTATCTCCAAGTCCATATTTGGTCCGAGCTTCTGCTACAAGGAGATCAAGACCTGTTGAGAATGCCCCAACAACTTGATTAGGCATTTTATCAGCTACTGTCGTGGTAAAATTCTCAAACATCACCCCAAATTCTTCGTTCATTTTGCTAGATGAAGTATTAGCAAGTGTTTCTAATTCTTTTTGCATTGCTGCATATTGTTCAATTGTTACAGGCCCAATCTTGATAATATCAGCAGCTGCTTTTTGGAATGCCTCAATTTGTGAATCAAATAATTCGCCGGCTTTTTCTTTAGCCTCAGAAATAGCTTCTCTCAGTGCAGCAAGATTTTCTGCTGCCAAATCTTTTCTTCGGCTTTCATTCAAGGATGTTTCGTCTGCTACAGAGCTAATTTCTGTTTGTTGTTGTTCAAGATCAAGAATACGAGCATCATCAACACGACCTTCGTAAATAGCAAGAGCGCGATTACGAATATAATTAGCACGATTCAAATCTCTGTCATCAAGTATCTTTCTTAGATTCTGCTGGTACTCTTTTGTCTTAGTTAATGACTCTTCTGCTTTTTCTAGTTTTTCAAGAGTTTTTAATTGGACATCAAATACTTTAAGACCAGCTTCTTTTTGCTTTTTCATTGCATCAACTGTCGCATCAATCATCTTTTCTAATGCGGATTTAAATGCATCACGAACATAATCTTGTAATTTTTGAGCGGCTTCTTTTATGCCATCCTTAATAGCTTTACCAACTTTATTACCAGCTTCACCAGCA